TAGCTTGATCCATACCCTCGCGAGCCTCACCAACACCAGTCAGCAATTTCTCATCCATCAACGCTGCGGCTGGTGCTTGCTTTAGAGCGTCCTGTTGAGCTTGATACGCGATTGGGGCTAAAGCTGTCGCTAGGGCTTGCTGGTTAGCACCGGAGCCATATCTGCCTGCGCGAGCAAACTGGCTAGTCACAGTGTTGATTGCTGGCTGAAACGCTGCCGCTAAAAGCGGGTTTGTCCCCATCAGGTTTTGCTGAACAATCCCTTGCGCCTGAGATGTCATGGAATTGGGATCAAGAGCCTCATCACGAATGCCTGTCAAAGCCATCTCTGTTTCAGGTGAAAACCCGACAACAGTGCTGTTTGGGTAATATGTAGGCTTCCCAGAGGTGTACTGATCTTTTGCCTGAGAGAGTCCATACTCTAAAAAAGGCTTTGCATACTCTGGTGGCTCCACCTGAGTGTTCACTGTTTTGTTGCCGCCGCCGCCTTTTGACATATCAAAATTCCTTTATCATTATGCTTGAACTAGATTTGTAACCATTTAGTGCGCGGTTCCATCCCCGCCTGCCGATAATCTCTACTGCTTCACAGCCCCACTGCTTTGACCACTCAATCATCTCTGGCTCCGCCTCAAGCAGAGTTTCCAATTTGCCGCCAGCAAGCCAAAATCTTAAAATTGTGCGCTGCGGATATTTCACTATTTCTGTAACAATCGCCGCATCTTCAAAAGGCCAGAATTGCGCCTCGCCTTCTACGATTAACCGCAAAACATCAGCGAGCGAGTGTGTGCCGTTAGCATGGGCCAATGCAGCCTCAATAAACGGCGCACATCTATCCCATTTATCCGATAATGATGTATCCGAAGGTTCTGTCGGCCTGCGTGTTATTTGCGTGGGAAACGGTAAAACTTTGCTTTGCTCTTGTGCTGACATAAACCGTCCCTGCTCCAACCTCCGCCGCAGCGTTTGCTGTTGTCGGCATCAACAGGATTATGCTGTCTTTGCCAGCCCTGAAATCCACAATGGCGGTTGTTGCCGCGCTCGCGGTGCAAGTGAATGAGCCTGTGCTGTTTAACTTTCCGTCTAAGATATTGTTGACGACTTGTGATATTTGGCGCGGGTTATCAGCCTCATACGGTAGCCTGAGAAAATTACCTTCTGCCAAGAGTCCGACCCTCAAGCTCAACGCCTTGTGCGTAACTCCAGTTTCCTTCGATATTCATGCGAGCGCGATGAAAACGCCCTTGAACACGATGCTGACAAAAGCCTTCGTCAGTCAGACTTGAGGCGGTATCAAAAACTTCAGTGTCGTCCTGTCTGTCTCTTGCGCCGATCTGCATAGTCACAGAACCGCCAGTGAAATAAGGCACTGACCTTGTGACGACACTGTGTCTGTTTGGCTGCACCGCAAATTCTGATGTCTCAATTGTCCCCGCCAGAACAGTGCCGGTAAAACCGAATAGTTTTGACGCTTGGCTACCGCCGAAAAAATACTGACCGCCTTTGTAAAGTGTGCTGTCTAAAGGTGCTGGCAAAGTATCGATTGAGGACGAAAGATTGTCTAAATCTTCAAGTGTATATGCAGGCGTGAACAGCGGAGCAAGAAGCTCGCAAGCTGTCTCAACAAGCGACCAACGATTTATCGCATAGTTGAAAATAAGGATTTTATCCGGCGTTGCATCGACAGCATCGTTACTGACATATGACCACGCCACAAGTTGATTTTCAGGATCAACCGCAGTCGACATCTTTTCAATTTGGGCTTCATTAAAATCTTTAAAGAAGAAATGGTCAACTTTCTCTGCTCCGATTGGTATGCTTTGATTTCCTGAAAATTTATAAAAACCGTCTCTTGCTAGATAAAAAACATCACCGCCGACCTGACTGACACTGTTTGGAAAAGCACAGCCACGCTGGGTCTCAACGCGGTCGATCTGATAGATCAAAGGCGAGCCAACATATGTTGCAACCGCGATGGCTCGCTCCATCAGAATGATGCCTCTTTCACCGCCGCATAGTCCGGTGACAGCACCAGCATCCGGTATGATCTGGCTGTCTGCCTGATCAGTTCCTATCGTCCAGCTTGTCTCATCATTGATGCCTGACCAACGAACCTTGTTGTTGACCCTGCCTGATCCCTCATCGATATTCGCTGTCCAGACCTGATCTCGCACCACTGCGATGAAATCTGCTTTTGGCGGTGTGCCTGCCAAGTTACTGAAAGCGGAGTCTGTGCCGACATTGAACTTCTGGATTTCCTCACCAATACCGCCAGCCGCGATGACATTCGTGCCAAACTGCACAAATCTCCATCGCTCATCCGCAGTTAAATCATAGGCTGGTGAACCGGCCTTGCTTACATCGTCAAGATTGCTTGTGCCTTGATTGAACTTGTAGAGCTTCCCATCATCGCCAGCAAACAGCGAAACAGAAGAGCTTGCATCTTTGACCGCAAACATACCTCTGATACGGCTAGTGGCCGCGTTTGAAAAAACAACACCGCTTGGAAAACTGCGATAGCCGCCCAACGCAGGCACAACATTTTTCGCAACCGTCACACCGCCGTTTTCCATATCAGGCTGATCAGGTAGCCATTCACCAAACTTAATCATTGACTCAACCAGACCTCGCTGCCTTTAGATTGTGTTGTCCATATTTCTGAGCCGACAGTTTGAAGCGTCCAAGTCTCAGTTCCAGATGGTATAACTGACCAATCCTCACCTAGAATTTTACCCGCTACGGTTGCGCTGACAGATGTTGCTCCTGTCGCGGTCATCACAAACTCGCCTGTCGGTGCTGCCGTTGCCGACGCAGAAGTGCTTGCCGAAGCAACAGCCAGAACAACAATGTTTCCTGTTGCTGTGCCTGTTGCCGACGCTGTTGCGGTTGCAACTAGCTGGCGAACCGGTATTGCAGACGCGGTTGCTGTTGCGCTAACCGTTGCATTTGCAACACCAATCTTAGTCGCTGTGGCTGTAGCCGTAACCGTTCCAATCGAAGCGGCTGCTGCAACCATCGGCACAATTCTTGTCGCTGTGGCTGTTGCAGTGGCAGAACACGAAACAGAAAACTCAACTTCGATAGCAAAGACTAATTCAGCCGTTGCCGTTGCCGAAGTTGCTGCCGTTGCCACTGCCTGCAAAACAGCCAGTGACGAAAGATTGTCAAGAGTGCCAAGAGCGTCAAGCTGCTCAAGCGTTCCCCAACTATCAAGCTGTTCTAAATTAGGGTTAGACCACTCGACCTTGTGCAGATCATCAGTCGAGTCAAGACTTCCAGAAATCGCATCAAGATTAGTTGTAATCTGGTCTAGATTTGGGATTCCTAGTGCCATGATTTTTAGTCGGCTGAAATTGTGACGCTACCGCTTGAAACCTTTAGAATATCACCGGAGCCGATTGTTTTTGCCGCCGTGAAAGCACCATGAAAAAGTTGGTTTCCACCAGACGAGGCATCGTAAATAGCCCAATGGGATACACTACCCCACGAACCACTTGCAGCGTCAAATTCGACCGCCGCATTGCTGGAAATAGAACCGCTTGCCGCTGCCGCGAAAGTCACCGCCTTGCGGCTATAGTTATTTCCACTAAGTTCTGTGCCTGAGTTATCGTCAGCCATCGAACCGGTCGATAGGCCAAGATAGACGGCACTAGGCGCAGATGTTGCGGCTCGACCAGTGAAATGATCTAAGAATTTTAGCTCAAGATAATCGCTCATCGCTGACATGGTTTAGGCTCCTGAATTTTGTCGCTGATAAATTGATTGGATTTGGAGAGTGCCAGTTCCATAATGCGCTCGCTGCTCATCTTTTCGGATTTCTTCAAGGCACCGGTTGAACTTCTGATCGTAAATTTGCGCCCTTTGCTCATCCATCAGATAGGTGTATGCCTCGACTAAACTGCCGGATAGGTAAGCGTCTGGATGTCTGGTAAGGATGTTATTTGTGGCATTTGTTGATGATAACTCATCAATATCACCAATATAAATAATCTCAGCCGTGTAGTTGGTGTCGGGGACAGGCCGGAGCTTTAATTCATCGCCAACAATCGAAAAGGCAAGAGGCTTGCCCTGACCAGATGTGCTGAAATCGGAATCTAATTGCGATGGGCTTTTGTATTGCAAAACTGTCAGAGGTGAGGTGTTTAGTTTAACCTCGCGGGTTTCTCTCAAATCAGTGGGCAAAGCAATATATTCATCGCCAGATGTCAGAGTAGCCTGCACACGCTTTTCCTGAGACCGCGTTTCCAACTCCCTCGACATTCTGGACTCTGCCAACTTTATAAAATCAGGGATTTGCGCTGTTAAATCAGTCCTCGCAAGAAAGTTTGCGATTGCTGTCTGCAAATCTGAATATGTCGCTGTTGCCATTAGACATTCCCGCCACTGGTTCTGAAAAACCGGTTATCGTAATCATTAAGCCACTTGCGCCACGCCTTCGGATTATCCTTGTAGTCACCAAACTTTTCTTTGAGTTCCATGAAAACATTTGCCGGTATCTCAGCGACTTGCTGCCAGTGCTTTTGCGTATTGCCGGTCAACTGACCTTTTTGCCAGCTATCGCGCAGACGCTTGTTATGCTCAAGAACATGACCGACGTGCTGCTTTTGCTCAATTGTCCAGCCGCCGCCGTCGTTCTCATGTAGCCAAGTTTGACTGCGACGTTGACTGTCACTTCTTAATAATCTTTTGCTCATTTTTCCCTCATAAGAAAAGGGGGCTTTCGCCCCCCTTTCAGTTTGATTATATGGCCTGATTATGAACCGTTTAAGTCCATGATCATTCCATGAGCCTTCGGTGCTTTGACGCACAAAGTCCACTCGCAGATTAGCTGAATTTTCTCAGCGTCACCTGTTGAGCCAATCTCGTTTTCAGAGAAGTTACGCCCTGCAAGTGTACCGACCTCAACATAGTTAGGATCGATCACAAACAGGCGATCATTGCCCATGAATCTGGACGGCGTAATATTTAGCTGACCAAAGTCATTGAGATATACACTCACACTGCCAATGAATGACGGTGCAGCATTTGCTGTGGCGTTCACTTGGTTTGTGACCAAGTTTGTGCCTGCTTGACTCAGATCGCTAATGTTCGCACGATTGGTCGCTGAACAGACTAGCAGTTCTGGAGAACCACCATCAGCCCATGCGTCCTGTGTCGCATCGTCAATCAGTGCTAAAGTCAAAGCACGATCCGTTCCACCGGTCACTGTGTCAGTACCGTCTCCGGTAGCAAATGCACCAGCACCACCACCAACGCTTCCGTTTGTGATCCAGCAAGTCAGAGATGCTGATTTGCGTGGGCCGGATGAAGCGCGAGCCACGTC